AGAACAATTATCTTCTGTAACCTTAGCATAAACAAATATTCCAACTGCAATGAGTATTGCTATAATTGCAACTAGTACTATTATTTTTTTACTCTTATTTTTTTCTTTGTAATTTGAATTATCATTTAATTTTTCTTCCATTCGTTTTTTCCTTTCCTTTTCTGAAAAATAATTTTATATAAGCATATTATATATTTTTTGATAGATATTTACAATAGGTGTGGAAAATTTTTTTTGAGACGCATACAAAGAAGAAACTGTTTTCATTGACTTTTTGCAATAAAAATGATATTTGCATAAAAATTGCGCATAGCAAACTTTTATAAAATAAGAGGATTACTTATTTAGTAAAACTCAAAAATCCATTATAAGGAGGGTAGTTTTTAGTAACAAACAAACTTTATACAATAAGGAAGGAGCTTTACTATGGCGGAACAAAAACTTATCCAGGTATATGTAACTTACGATCAAAGGGAATATAGCCTAGTGTCTATTCCAGCTGACATCAATGAAGTACAACTTAAAGCTTACTTAAGAGACTTAGGATATATTGCATCCTATCGTCTTTCTTACCTTACTACTAAGGTATATTTGAAGGAAGATTTAAAGAACAGCCTTAAAGAAATTTGCACAGTGGAATATCGTTCCTTAGAAGAGTTGGGAATTGTGCAAGAAAGCGTTATTCTTATACGAGATGGACGAAATATCCATTATCAATGAAAATATGTCAAAGTCAGATGCTATGTATCAAGACACATTGGGAAATGTCCAATTGCTTGGATTTGCACATAGTCACCCAGGGGAAACAGACTTTAGATTTAGTGTTCATGATACGAAAAACCATCAAGATTTTGTAAAACAATTTGGTGATTTCTTATCTATTCTCATCCATCCCCAAAAGAAAAAGATAGTATGCTTTTCAGGAGAAGATTGTATACAAGCAAAATTAATTTTGTTATCTAAATAACTACAAAAAATGCAGATGGGTGCTACTAGCATCCATCTGCATTTTTCTAAATTTTTTCTTGCACAAATCAACGAATTATGATACGATACACTCATCAAACCAAAGGGAGTGAACACAATGAGAAACAGTATCTATTTTCAGAACTTGAAACGATTCTCTACTCATCTATTTAGCAAAAATAAACAAGAACGGTATTTTGCCAAACTTTGCATCCGTAGTTATCTAACGCGCATTTTTCACAAAGACAAGGAATGTTTTACTATCAAACTTTTTCCTTCCTATAGGAAAGGGAAAATACATCGCTTTTACGAGCTATGTGGCTACTTATTAAAACATTTCTTATTATGGTTTTCGCGTTATACGCAGTCTATTCCACCTAAGCAAGAAACCATCCTATTTATGCTATATGGAATTCCTAAACCCTACTGGGAAAAGGAATTAAAAGTATGTAACACAGAGCTTCTAACAGACTTTTTAGATAAAAATGATTTCTACATTCAATTATCAGTATTAGAAGAAAATCATTATCAGACATTTTTCTGTCGGAAGAAGTGAAAAGGTATGTATACCTTAAGCTATTGGCAAAATGGAAAGTGTTTTGTCAATAGTTTTTTATTATATAGAAAAATCGCCAGATTTTGCACGACTATAACAAGAAAAGTGGTGCTAAAACTAAAACCCATATGCAAGAGTGTCTTGGACATTTTTCTTATTATATAGGAAAAATCGCCAGATTTTGCACGACTATAACAAGAAAAGTGGCGCTAAAACTAAAACCCATATGTAGGAGTGTCTTGGACACTTTTCTTATATCAAATTTTCTGAAAAATGAATAGGAAAATACGACATATAATTTTAAATAAAATAAGAGCAGGTATTGCAATGCAATAATCCTGCTCCAGTATAGGTTGTGGTTTACAGAGCTTCCACAATAACCTCAATCTTGACAACTCGTTCCCAACCAGCATGCTCAAATTTGTATTCTGCTTCTTCCTTTCCAGTAGCAGGGTTGATTACCGTATTGCCTGTAGGGACACGGTTAGCTCTTGCACGGATTACCGGCTTGAGATTGTTTCGAGGATTTGTTAAATCTGCGAGAATGGCAGGAGGTAATACTACTGCCAAAACATCGCAATCTTTACCAGCCTCACATACATCTTTCCAACCAGAGACAGATTTATCAAAAGATTTTACTTCAATCTCCCCATAAATCCGCTTAAGATCTGCCAACTGTTCCTCTGTCATTGTGTGTCTGCTTAACCATAACACCTTCGTCATAATTTTTTTCCCCCTAATATTTATTTTTTTACTTGGTGTCCTCCTATAAAAGCGAGGATAACTATAAATTATAACTATATATAGTTTATCATAATTTACATAAAAAGTCAAATTCGAAATTTAGCACGCTCGATATTTAATTTTTTCTTGCCAAAAACTAAAATAAGTGCTATACTAAAAGAGTAACACGCGGGTATAATTTAGTGGTAGAATGTCATGCTTCCGACCTGATAGCACGGGTTCGATTCCCGTTACCCGCTCCATAAATTTTAATTTTATTATATTTTATTAAATTTTATTATTTCTCATTATTTCTTAAAAAGGCTTAATTTCAAGCCTTTTTTGATTTCCTAATTTTTTTATTTTTTATTAAATCTTATTATTTTTCATTACTTCTTCATAAAATCGCATTAAAATTGCATTAAAATGTAAAAAATAATTGCATTAAAAAAATAAATTGCATTAAAAAATTTTTAAGGCACAAAAAAATACCAGTAAAATACTGGTTTTTAATATATTCTAAAAGGTAAACTGCGGGTAGTCGGAAACAACTACCTACATAATTTATCCGATGTATTGATATTACTATAATACATCGGATTTTAAATTTTGTCAAATTATATTTTAATGCAATTTTAATGCAGTTTATGCACATATTTTCATTTTTAACTTTTGTTTTCCATAGTAGCTGCGACAATTCTTTAATTGTCTGTTTCTATACCTTGCAAGAATATGTCCATAAGTTTCTTTTATTTGTCTGTCATCTACATGTCCAAGAATAGCTGCAATAACAAGTAAATCCATTCCTGCTTCAATCATTCTTGTAACAGCAGTATGTCTACACATATGTGTGTGACATCCTTTTGGAAGTTCTAGTTTTACACCTGCTTCTCTACAGATTCGTTTAAATATATTATTCAAACAGCGATGGTCTATATAACTACCATCTAATTGGCAAAACAAAAGATTTTTTTTGTTGTTTAGATTATTTTTGGCATTTTTTATTTGGTCTTTTACAATAGTAAGCATAAGTTCTTCATCAAATATATCAAAAGGTACAAATCTTTCATCTAACAATCCTTGTTCGATTTTCTTATGACCTGTTTTAGTTGTATTTCCCATAATGATTTTACCATCATCACAAGATAAAGTCCTATTTATAATAAAACCATTAGCCTTAAAATCAATATGTTTAGTAATATCAATGGCACCAAGTTCTCCAATTCTAGCTGCAGATAATAAAGCACATATAAACAAATTTCTTAATGTTCTTTCATCATAATTGCACCTAGAGCTTTTTACTAATGGTTTAGTTAGTAAATATTCCATTAGCTTTCGCTGTTCCTCTACTTCAAATGCTTGTACAGGTTCTTTCTTCTGGAAAGAAACAGGAGTAAATGTTCGTAGCATAGGATTGTCTGGATATGCAATTATTTTATCCATTACACATTGCATAAATCCTGCTTTTAATTTTGCAACAATTTTGTCTATTTCTCCGTTGGGATAGATGCCTTATAGAGTTAAGAAAGTTTTGTATTTCTTCATAAGTAACCTTTTGTACTGGTTTCTTAAAATCTTCCCAATTTTCAATATAATTGTAATGGTATTGGTCTTTATCTTTTGTATTTTTTATAATTTTTCCTGCTTCAAATTTTGTATTTCCTATTTTTTTAACTACTTCTATAATAGTAATTCCGTTCTTTTTTACATAGGTTTTGGTTTGAATTTGAGCTTCCACATCTTTTTTCTTTTCAACAGATGCAGTTCTAGTAGATTCATTGGCAACAGTAGTTCTTGAACCATCATCAAGTGTAATTTGAGCAGGGTATCTATTGTAACAATAGAATCTATCACAAACTCCTTTTTTTAAGCAAATAGTACATTCTTTACATTTAGGACATTTTTCCCAATTAGTTCTATTTGAGCAAAAACTTCTGTCTGTACATTCTGCACAAATAGGACACATTTTTGTATTATCAAATTTTTTCTTCGCTTTTTGGATAGTATTATAAACAGAACCTTCTCCATTACCATTTCTTCCAAGTTTTTTTGCCATAAAAAAACCTCCATTTTTCATATAATTTTTGTACAAAACTATTGAAAAATGGGGGAGTTTTGTATATAATACAAAAGTAAGCACTTTCAATAGTGTTTATACCTTTGGATAATGTGTTGAGCGGCAAACTACACCACATTATCCTCTTTTTATTTTTCGTATGATTCTTTGTACATTAAACAGGTAGAATTTTTATCATCTATTTAAGTATCTCCTTTCTCATAACCAGTAAATCCTATTACAGTACCAATTATTTTAACATTTTCCTTTTGACATGCTTGTGTTTTATATTTGGTAGTATTAGATGATAATGGTTCTAGCAAAAATAAATCGCCTTGAGAAGTAATCTTTCTAATAAGAGTAATATTATCTAAAATAACAAGAGCGATAGTATCATTCTTTATAGTTGAACTTTTTTTCATTAAAATGTAATCGCCTTCTTTATATTTCTTGTCCATACTATCATCATACATTTTTAAATAAAAATATTCATCTGGATTTTTCATATTATACATATGCGGATTTAAAGGTATATATCCTTCTATATTTTCTTCAGATGTTTCTATATTTTTTTCTATCTTCCTGTATAAAGGAACTGCAAATAAACTTTCAATATTATTTTTACTTATATAATCTAACAGTTTTTTCTTTTTCTCATCCAAAGATGTGGAGTTAGATTTATTTTTAGCAGCTTCGATAGTTTCATTAGTTAATGTATCGTTTAAATACCCACAAGCAGACATCATTTTTGAATAATATTCATCTTTATGCAAGATAGAAGTATTAGATAACTTTTCTAAAATATTAGGAGTGGGGGGGTTAATAGTTCTCTTATTAAGAATTTTGGATATATAACCTGCATTAACATCTGCCTCCTTTGCAAATTCATTGAGAGATGGATAATTACTTTTTAATTCAGTAATAATATTTATTAAAATATCTTGATTATACATATCTAAAACCTCCATGGATATAGTATAAAACAAATATTGAAAAAAAACAATACTTTTTTTGAAAAAAGTATTGACAATATGAAATAAATAGTATATATTTCCTATAGGAAATGGAAAGGAGGAAATAAGAAATGGAATTAGATATTAAAAAACTAGATGATACAATAGCGGAATTAAAAAAGCAGCATAAACTATCAAATGATGAAATAGCAGAAGTTATGGGAATAAATTATTCTTATTTATTTAAGATTCTAAACAAAACAGCAACACCAGGAAAGAAAATTTTTGATGCTGTCAATAATTTATGCAAAGCATATAATTTAAATCCTAATAACTATATTTTTTTAAACTAATCGTTTCCTACAGGAAACAGAAGGAGGGGAAAATGGTTTACAAAAAAGAGGAAGTTGTTTTTTACACAAAAGAGGATTTAAAAGGAATACAGAATGATAAAAATACAAATCGAAAGTTAGTTGTTGATAAAAAATGCCGCTCAACACAAAAAAGTAAAAGGAGGGAGGAAATTGAAAAAGAAAATAGAACCTTCTATGACCTGGGATGAAGCACCAGACACCATTGGTCCAGATGAACTTGCAAAAATTTTAGGAGTAGGAGAACCAAATGCAAGAAGCAAGTTTGATGAAAAAGGTTTTCCACGAATACCAGGACTTGGAAATTTAAGAAAAGCAGATAAAGAAGCTGCAAGACTCTATCTACAAGGTATAAACATTAAAACAAATCAAAAAGAAGCAATTACAGGATTATTGCTATTTGAACTAAAAAAATTAAACACAAAATTAGATGAAAAAATGAAGGAGGAAGTAGAAAGTGCGAATTACTAATAAAAGAAAATTTATATCTACATTAGGAATTATAACAATATTTATTTTTTTAATAATATTATTGATAACTAATGCATTAAAAGAGCCACAATATACAGAATCGTATAAAACTATTTATATATCAAAAGGCGAAACATTATGGAGTATTGCAGAAGAATATAAAATTCCTAATCAAGATATTAGAGATTACATAGACCAAATAAAACAACTTAACAATATGAAAACAGCTACTATATACGAAGGACAAGCATTAACAATAATAATTTATGAGGAGGTAAAGTAGAATGCCATTAAATGATGAAATTTTAGGTAAAATTAGATATTTATATGAAATAGCAAGTCATATAAAGGAATATTGGGTAAAAATACATCTATGGCAATGTGAAAAATATAAACATGATGAACTTATAATAGAAATTTACACATTTACGGAAGAACATGAGGAAAAATCTTTATATGAAACAACTATTAAATTAAATGAACCAAAGGCAGAAAAGAAAATACAACAAGCTATAGACAATATAAAAGAGCTAATCACTCCAAGTTCAAATGAAAATGATTAACTCTATTTAGAAATATTTTTGCAAACACTTCTATTGCTTATTATAGCACAATAGCGGTAGAAGTCAAGCGGAAAGGAGAAAAAAGTGCATGATATAAAGCAAATCAATTACATAAAGCAACTCAATGAGTTCTATTCTATTTTGGATTATAAGCCTTTATCAACTAATGCTATATCTGTATATGGATTTTTATTGCATATAGCAAATAAGACAGGATGGCTTAATGAGTTCAGAGTAGCCAATACTACGATTATGAGCAAATGTAAGTTGAATACATCTGCATTGCAAAGAGCGAGGGTAGAATTGATAAATCATGACTACATTAAATACAAAAAAGGTAGCAATCAAAACGAAATACCTAGATATAGTATATCTATATTGTATTTTGAACAAGCAAACAAACAAGCAGACAATCAAGCAGAAGATACACCGAACACTACACCGAACACACAACCAGGCGAACATAATAATAAACAAAACAATACATTACAAAACAATACAATACAAAACCAAGATAATAAACTAAACCAAACTAAACTAAATTTATTTTTTAATTATATTTATGATGAAGAAGCGGAGTTCGAGGAAATAGAGCTATCACAAAAGGAAGGCATTATTGGAATTTTAAAAAAATTAGAAATATATATAAATCCATCAATAGATTTAGCTTGTTTACCATCAAATCATGTTATAGATGCAAAAATACAATATTGGGTAGTTAAGGAATTATATTTTAGCGAATACAAAGTGTTCTTGAAGGACTTAACGAGAGATGACTTTATGTTCCGATACTTAAAAACAAAAAAATATATGGAAATGGCAACAAGAGGCTACAATGTAGAGGAATTTGTAAGCTATTTCATTACATGTCTACATGATGAAATGAAAGGAGAACAAAATGTGGATAAAACAAGAAATAGGAAGATGGTGTAATAGGGAAAATATACCAAAGTATGTGAAATACAAAAAGAAACCAGATGGAAGCCATCTAGTAAATTATAAACAACAAAAAGATTATGAATACTACAAATGTGATTATTGTGGACAAGAGATTGTTATAAAAGATAAAGCAGAGGAACAAGATGGAGGAATTGCAATATTACCAAACACAATAACAAATAGGGGAAATATAAAAATTGCACTACATAATAGATGCTTGAATCCTTTACTAAAAGCGATAGAGAAGGGGGAAGGGTAATGGCAAATAAAGTATATTTTGCAGAAACAGATGCGGATTATGGAGGAATCTATATAGCAGCTAAAACAGCAAAAGCAGCTAAAACTTTTGCTCAAGGTACTTGGATAATGGACCATGCATATAGTTGGATAGATTTAAGAGTAACGAGATGTTGGAGTGTAAAAGAAACAGAATATGAAGGAGTATTGGATATATTCCAAATAAATGAATTAGGCTTAACTTGGTGGTGTTGTGAAAAGTGCGATGATGATAAATTTGAAATAATAAATGAACATGAGTATATGTGTACTAACTGTGGAGCTAGACTAAAAATACCATATGTTTAAAGGAGGGATAAGCTAGTGAAAGAAAAAATTATAGAAAAAATAAAAAAAGCATTAGCTCTTGCTAATAACAATAAGAATCCTAACGAGGCACAAGCTGCAATGTTGATGGCTCAAAAAATGATGGCAAAATATCACATAGAAATGCAAGAAGTAGAAGAGACAGAAGAAGCGGAAGTACAAGAAGATGAAGTGAATGTCAAAAAAGGCAGTTGGAGAAAATCACTAATCAAGGTAATTTGCAACAATTATAGATGTGATTGCTTTTTAAGAGGAACTACTGGAAAAAGGATAATAATTGTAGGAGCTAAAGAGGATATAGAGATAGCAAAAACAATATATGAATTTGCAGAAAATCAATTATTAGATGGATTCAATAATTATTTTAAAAATAATTATGAGGAATATGCAGAGATACAAATAAAAAATGCAGTAAGAAAAGACTATGCAGATGGATTTATTATAGGACTAAAAGAAAAGTTTGCAAGGCAGAAAGAAGAGGAAACAAACAAAAATGAGCAATATGCATTAGTGGTAACCAATAAAAAAGTAGAGGAATATATGGAAAACCTAAATATTACAGGTCATTATAAATCAAAAGGAAATAGCTCTTTTATGGACCCATATGCATTTGTAAATGGGAGAGACAAAGGATTAAATATGCGAGATTTACATTCTTGCATTGAGGAGGGGATTTAACATGGAAGAAAAAAGAGTTTATGAATTAGAAATTCAAGAATCTATAACAGGAAAGCAAAGACCTAGAATGAACACTAGAACAGGAAAAGCATATACTCCCACAAAAACAAAGAATTATGAATATCTAGTAAGACAGTTATTTGTATATAAATATCCACAATTTGTTCCCATAGAGGGGAGAGTAAGAATGATTATTACTGCTTATTATGAATTGCCAAATAAGAGAAGTAAATTACAAGAAGCGGAAATGTTGGCAAATATTATAAGCCCAACAAAAAAACCAGATTGGGATAATATAGGGAAAATTGTAAGTGATGCATTAAATAAATTCGCATTTAAGGATGATGCACAAATAACAGAAGCTACAATCATAAAGAAGTATGCTAGAACTCCAAGAGTTCTAGTGAAAATTGAAGAGTATTAGGAGGGATAAATAGTGAAAATAGTAAATTGGTTGATTATTAACAAAAATGGAATTAAAGCAGTTAGAAAAACAAAACCAGATTTAGCCTTTAATGAAATTGCATGTAGGCTGCAGCTAGATATACCAAAAGAATTATTTGAGAGACCGCAAATAGAAGCTAATTTGAAAATAGAGAATATTCCAAATACTGCTTATAATCCAGATATAATAATAAATACAAAAGAACTAATAGAGCAACAAACGGGAGCTAAAATAGAATTTAAAATATTAAATTCAGAAGGAGGAGAAAATCATGATAATTATAAGTCAAGATAAAAAACAAATAATAATTTTTGAAAATATGAATATAATTGAAATTTTTGCTTCTGGAGATAAATTTTCATTAAGAGCGGAAAATAGAGATGATGTTTATGTTTTAGGAACATACAAAACAGAAGAAAGAGCAGAAGAGATATTGAATAAGATTACATTAAAATACAATGAATATGCAACAATTCAAAATGGTACAGGAAATATACATAGTATTGCAGTTCTGCCAAAAGTATATGCAATGCCAAAGGAGTAGAAATATGTCAAAGATTTTACAGAGGATGCAGAGATAGACAGAATTGAATTTAAAAATGTGAAGGAGGAAAAACAATGCAAGAAATGAAATATCAAGCTACAAGAAAAGTAGAAATATTAGAAGTAGGATATTATATGGGATTGCTATATTATATTCTAAATTTAGGAACACATCCAACAGCATATATTAGAGTTCCAAAAGATAATAAACTTTATGGTAAAGAAATAGAGCAAATAGATATAAATGTGCATGGAGGAATTACATATTCGGAAGAGGGATTATATATAAAAGATGGACAAGTTATTGAAGGATGGTTCATAGGATGGGATTATGGACATTATGGAGATTATTTGGGATTTGAAGAAACCTGTAGAACAGGTGGAAAGAAATGGACTACAGAAGAAATAAAAAGAGAAGTATGTAGTGCATGTTATCAATTATATGGATACCAACAAGAAAAAGCAACAGTAATTAGAGATTTAATCATGAAATTATTAGGATATGAAAATATTAACAAAATAAAAATACCAGAGGGCTATAAAAAACCAAGAGAAATTAAGTTACAAGCTAAAAGACACTTTTATAGAAAGTATGGAGTGTTACCAGAAATAATACTAGATAGAAGCGGAATGTTATTAGATGGATTCTGCAGCTATTATATAGCGAAAGTATGGAATCTAAAATATGTAAAAGTTAGGAGGACCAAATGCTAGAGAACGAAGAAAGAACATGTTTACATTGTGGAAACAATAAAGCAAGTTATTGTGAGGAATGTTATCAAAAGCTACTAACAACCAATATAGCATTACAATGTGCATTGCCAAAGGAAATAGCAGTAGGATTAGATATAGGAAGCGGAAAGAGTGAACAAGTAGAAAACCATATACCATATCTAGATTAGAAAGGAAAGTAAAATGAATAAAAATTCAAATGTGTTAGTGAATATAGACACAAAAGAAAAATTAGCGATACCACATTATAAATCAACTATGAAAATAGGAAATATAGAAATAAATAATATAAAACATTTTAATTGGTTTCAAAAAAAGATGTGGGATTTATGCTTTGGAATAAAAATATTAAATTTAAAAGGAAGTGAGTTGAATAAACATGGAACAAAAAGAAAAACAAAATAAGTCCATAGGAGAAATAATTGATGGATTGTTAAATAATCCAGAAGTAATGATACAACAATGTGGGAAAGTTCTAAAAGAAGCTAAAGAAGAAGTAGAAAAAGTAAAGACTACAAATAAACAGTTGGAAGAGGAAATTATTGAGAAGGACAAAGGTATAGAATTTCTTAATGGAAGAATAGATGGAATGGAATATATTATAGAACATCTAAATTTGAAAGTGGAGGATAAATAATTATGAGAAAGTTTGATATAGTAAAAAGATTTATTGAGCAAATGGAAAATAACAAGGATAAAACAATAGTATTTAATATGCCAGAGAGAAGCACAAAAAATAGTGCAGGATATGATTTTTATAATCCTACTGCAGTAACATGTAAATCAAAAGAAATTACAATGATTCCTACAGGAATAAAAGCACAATTCCCAGAGGATGAAGTATTACTAATATTTAATAGAAGTAGTAATCCTAAAAAGAAAGGTTTAATTATACCAAATGGAGTGGGAGTAATAGATGCAGATTATTATAATAATCCAGACAATGAAGGAGAAATAGCATTTCTATTCTATAACATGTTAGAAGAGGATGTTGTAATAAAAGCAGGAGAGAAACTAGGACAAGGTATATTTGTAAAATTCGCTAAAGTTGATAATGATAGAACATATGGAGTAAGACAAGGCGGATTTGGAAGTACAGGAGAGTAGCATGGGAAAGTATTTAATTGTAAATGAAGGATGCGATGATGAAACAATTTTTGAAATGGAATTATCTCCATATGAATATAGAGTATTAGAGAAAATTGCAATAAAAAATAATCAAATAAGGATAAGTGGATGTCAACCTAAAATAAGTATTTATTCCCAATACGAAAAAACAGATAATTATTATAAATATGATGAACAATACAATCTAATTCGAGAAGAGGTGGAAAAGTAAATGAGTGATGGTGTAATAATAACATTGATAATATGTGCAACTATTATATTGTGTGCATATTTTGGAAATAACGATGATGATAAAAAGAAATAATTAAATAGTGGATAATCCACAAAAGAAAAGGAGGGAAGCGGATGGATATACTATCAAAGTGTGAAGATGTAAAAAGAGAAATAAAAGACCTAGAACAGAGAATACAAAAACTAGAAGAAGCGGAAAGTAGTCAGGTAGTAATAGATAGTGTAAGAGGTTCATCTAATGCTTTTCCTTATATATCAAGAAATATTGTAATTGAAGGGATTGAGGAAAAAAAGGAAAGCAAAAAATTAGCAAAGTATAAAAGACTATTAGAGGAAAAGAAGGATGAGCTTTTAGATATAACAATAGACATAGAAGAATATCTAAAGGGAATTGATAATTCAAGAATAAGGCAAATAATTAGATATAAGTACATAGATGGTAAGAATTGGGTACAAATAGGACATTTAATGAAAACATCTGCAGATGCAGCAAGAATGGAATTAAAAAGATTTTTTAAAAAAAATTAAATATGTTCGTTTTGTTCGTTTTAAAAGTGATATATTTATATTGTGAAAAAGTGTAAAATGTAATACCAAAAAAATTCCCCTAAAGACTTGTCAAGAATGGCAAGTCTTTTCTTATAGGAGGAAAAACAAATGAAAACAGAAATATGTATGAAATGGCAATGTAAAGATTGCAAAAGGTATAATCAATGTTTTAAAAATGAAATTGAAGTAGAAAAGCAGGTGGTTATGTGGCAAAGAGCAAATACAATGAAAAGCAGCTCAAAGAGAAAAAAGAAGATATAGAGAAGTGGGCAAAACGAGGCTGTACAAAAAAAGAGATTGCCACTAATCTTGGAATAAGTAAGACTACATTTGAGTCATACGAGAAAAAATATTCTTGGCTTTCTGGTCTTATAAAAAAGGCACAGCTTGAAGCTGTAGAAGAGGTGGAAAATTCTTTATTCAAAGCAGCAACAGGATATTACTATACAGAGCAACAAGCAATAAAAGTAAAGGTGGACCAATACCAGGAAGAGGTAAGAATTATTGAGGTACAAAAGTTTAAACCACCAGACACAGGAGCAATGTGCTTCTATCTAAAGAATAGAGCAAAGGATAGATGGGCAGAGAATCCACAAAATGTAGCAATACAACAAGAACGATTGAAGCTAGATAAAGAGACAGCAAAATTTAAGGAATGGTAAATATGTGGAGAAGTTTAAAAGCATTTTATAATAGTGATGAATGGCAATGTGTAAGAGAGCAAGTATTAAGTAATGCAGATAATACTTGTGGAGATTGTGGAGCATTAGCAGAAGAGGTACATCACATAATATTCTTAACACTAGAAAATGTAAATGATTATACTATATCTTTAAATAAAAAGAATCTAATTCCATTATGTCATCAATGCCATAACAAAAGACATGGAAGATGGTTACCAAATACAAAGCCAGAAGAACAAAAAGTATTTTTAATTTGGGGAAGCCCTTTATCTGGAAAAACAACATATGTAAAGAATCATATGTTGAAAGGAGACCTGGTATTAGATGTGGATAATATATGGGAATGTATAAGCCTACAGCCTAGATATGTGCATCCAGATAGCTTATTAAAGAACATGTTTGCTATTAGAGAAATCATATTAGATAACATAAAAGTGCGAAAAGGAGATTGGCTAAATGCTTGGGTAATAGGTGGTTTTGCAGATAAATATACAAGGGATAAGACTATACAAGACCTAGGAGCAGAGCCAATATATATAGATGCAACAAAGGAAGAATGTATCGAAAGAATAGGAGAAAGACCTATAGAGTTCATGAATTACATAAATAAATGGTGGGAAGATGTAGAAAGAGGAATAATCATAGAAAAATAAATCCCCCCATAAAAAAAGAAATATTAAAATCCCCAAGGACCGAGGGGGGACTACGGAAAAATGTAACCGAAAAATTTTCATTTTTGGAAAGGAAATTTGAAAAATGGATAAAAAAGAGGTAATCCAGAAAGAAAAGGAAAAATTATGTAAAATATTTGAAAATGTCGATGAAGATAAAAGAAGTTTAGCAGAAACTCTAATACAACAAGCTGCAAACCTAACAGGAGAGCTATTTGAACTATATCAGAATATAGATAAGAACAAATCAGTAGTAGTTAGCAAGAATAATCCAGCTCATCAACTTATAACAGAAAGTGCTAAATTGTGGAATAAATATCTTAACACTTATGCAGTTATAATAAAGACATTAAATGGAATTTTAGAGAAAAATGTAATTGATGTAGATGATGATTTTGATGATTTTGAAAAAATGTTTGAATGAGGAATGTAAATGTGGTTAGAAGAATATTACAATAAAATTCAAAGTGGGGAAATTATTGCAGGAGTAGAACTAAAAACAGCACTTAATAGACTAATGCAGGATTTGAAAAATCCAAAATATGCTTATCAGACAAAAGATGCAGACAAAAGGATATATTTTATTGAACATTACTGTAGACATACAAAGTCTCCATTTTATGGAAAGCCATTCATATTGGAACTTTGGGAAAAGGCGATGATAGAAGCTGCATACTCTTTTAAATATACAGCAACAGGATTTAGAAGATTCAAAGAAGTTTTTTTGTTGATAGCAAGAAAAAATGGAAAAACAACACTTATTGCAGCAATCCTTTTAGCAGAGTTCTTTTGTGGAAAAGGTGGTACAGATGTTGTATGTGCTTCAAACACAACAGACCAGGCATCTATAGTATTTGAAGAAATGCAAAATATGATTTCACAGAACCCAAAACTAGAGAAGCGAGTCTATATGAGCATGAGGAGAATACAACATAAAAAGAACAAAAATAAAGTAAAAAAATTAAGTGGACAAACTAAAAATAAAGATGGATATAATATAGAAGTTGGCTGCATAGATGAAGAACACGAAATGAAAACAGATGATGTAGAAGATGCTATCAAAAGAAGTCAATCTACAAAAGATGAACCATTATTATTTGGAATTAGTACGGAAGGCTTTATTACAGATGGATTCCTAGATAAGAAATTAAAATATATTAGACAAGTAAATAATGGAGAGATTGAAGATGATAGTATACTAGCATTATTATTTACACAAGATAATGAAACAGAGATATGGAGGGATAAGAAAACATGGCAAAAATCAAATCCAAGTTTAGGAACAATTAAAAAAGTAGATTACATAGAAAAAGAAATATTAAAATCTCAAAACGATAGAGGAAATAGAATTAAAATGCTATGCAAAGACTTTAATATCAAACAAAATCATAGTAATGCATGGCTAGAAGAAGCAGAAATAATAAATCCTGCTACATTTGATATGAAATTGCTTGAAAATAGTATTGCTCTTGGTGGAGTTGATTTATCAGATACAACAGACTTAACATGTGCAACATTGTTAATAATGAAAAAAGGCGATAGAAAAAAATACATCATTCAAAAATATTTTATGCCAAAAGAACAACTAGAAAAGAGAGTGAGAGAGGACCAAGTAGAATATAAAGAATGGGCAAAAATGGGATTTATGGAAATTAGCGAAGGATGGGAAAATGATTATAAGAAAGTTACAAAGTGGTTTGTTGATATGTTTAAAATATATCACATAAAACCAATGTACATAGGTTATGATAGGTGGTCTGCAAAGTATTGGGTGGATGAAATGAAAGATGTAGGATTTGATATGGAAACAATCCTACAGAAAAAAGAAGTATTATCAAATCCAATGAAAATTTTAGAAGCAGATTTAAGAGCAAAATTAGTAAACTACAACAATTCGCCAATATTAAAATGGTGTCTAGGAAATACAGAAATAAAAGTTGATGATAATGGACTAATAGCACCAGTTAAATTAAATTCTCAAAAATATATAAGAATAGATGGGGCAGTTAGTTTAATTATTGTTTATGCAGTATTATATGCCCATAGAAACGAATATATGGAGGTAGTAAAGTGAAAAGGAATATAAACATAAGAGATATGTTTCACTCTGTATTTGGGAAAAATACAGAAGAAGTAAAGCCTAAAAAAATGGAAACAAAATATTATAAAATGCTAAATGGAGAAATGCCCATATTTTCTAATTTTGGAAACAATATATATGCCTCTGATTTAGTAAAAATATGTATTGATAGAGTTGCAACACATTGTTCAAAATTACAGCCAAAGCATATTAGGGTAGATAATGATACAGGTAAGCAAACAGTAGTTAAAAGCCCATTAGAAAGGCTGCTAAAATGTATGCCAAATCCATTTATGACTACATCAGAATTTATATACAAAATAGTAACATTGCTTTTATTGGATAGCAATGTTTTTATTTACCCTTTGTATGAAAATAGCATCATAAAAGGATTATATCCATTAAGACCTATGCAAGTGGATTTATTAGAGAATCAGTATGGAGATATGTTTATAAAATTCTATTTTGCAAACGGATATACTGCAGAAATGCCATATTATAAAGTGATTCATTTGAGGCAGTTTTTTGGAATCAATGAATTTATGGGCGATGATGATAACAAAGATTTATTAAAAACATTGCAAACTAATCAAACAATGATAGAAGGTATTGCAAAAGGGGTAGAATCTAGTTTTCAAATTAGAGGTATCTTAAAAATAAATACAGTATTAGCAGAAGAGGACCAAAAGGAACAAATAAAGGAATTTGAAGAAAAAATAACACATAGCAAATCTGGAATATTACCAATGGATTTAAAAGGCGAGTATATAGATTTAAAGATAGACCCAAAGATAATTGATAAAGATACATTAGATTTTGTACAAAATAAAATCTTAAATAGATATGGTGTATCAATACCAATATTTAATAATAATTACACCGAGGAGGAATTTAATAGCTTTTATGAAAGTAGGATAGAACCTATTGCAATTATGGGAAGTCAAGGCTTTACAGCTAGATTATTTACAGAACGAGAAAGAGATATGGGCAACCAAGTAGAATTTTATTCTAGCAGACTACAATATGCAAGTTGGGCAACAAAAGTAAATGCAATAAAAGAATTGATGCCTCTAATGGTATTTAGACTAGATGATGCATTAAATCTATTAGGTATGCCACCTGCAGAAGAGGGTGGAGATACAAGAATTTTGAGCTTAAATCACATTGATGCCAGAATAGCAAATGAGTATCAATTAAATAAAGCCAAAAGTATGGTTAAGGAGGAAAATGAAGATGGACAAACACCAAAAATATGTTAAGGAAAAAGTTGAAAGAAGGCAAGTTCAAAACATTGAAAATATAGACAATGAACAACAAAATAATAGTTCAGAAGCTATAGTAGAAGGTTATGCAGCAGTTTATAATTCGGAAACGATAATCGGAGGAATGTTTAAAGAAATAATCGAAGCAGGAGCTTTTGAAGGAACAGACTTTGATGATGTTGCATTATATTATAACCATGATACTAACAGAATACCACTTGCAAGAAGTAGAAGAAATAATGCAAATAATACTTTATTTTTAAAACCAGATAATATTGGTTTAAAAATGAGAGCTAGTATTGATATAGAAAATAATACAGAATCAAAAGCTCTTAATTCTGCAATAAAAAGAGGAGATATATCTGGAATGAGTTATATGTTTGAAGTAGCAGAAGAAGAGTGGAAAGATGTAGACACAGAATTGCCTACAAGAATAATTAAAAAGGTTAGTAAGGTTATCGAAGTAAGTGCGGTTAATTACCCTGCTTATGAAGATACTACTATATATGCTCGAGCTTTAGTATCGTTGGATAACGAGAAAAAGGCATTGGATAATGCTAGGGCAAATAAACAAATAGAAATTCGTAAAAGGCGAATTTCCATTAAAACAAAAATAAATTTAGGAGGAAATTAAAATGGAAGAATTAGAAAACAAAATCAAAGAATTAGAGGAAAAAATTGCTAAATTAGAAGAGCAATTAAAAGCAAAAGGCGAAGAAGCTACAAAGGAAGAAAACGAAGAAAGATTAAAAGAAATTGAAGAGGAAGTAGACAAATTAAATGCAGAAAAAGCAAAATTAGAAGAATCAAGAAATGCAACAATAAAACAAATGGAAATCAGAAGCAAAGCTGCTTTTAATCCTGTTGCATCATATTTACCAGGAAGAAATGCAGGAAATAATGCAAGAAGAATAGACAATACAGATATGGAGAAAAGACAAGCATTTATGGAATACATATTAACTGGTAAAGTAGCAGAACAAAGAGCAGATGCAATAACTCTTACTACAGATGCATCAGCTGTAATTCCAAACACTATTATGCAAAGAGTAGTAAAAGAATTAAGAGAATATGGACAAATCTGGGCAAGAGTTACTAAATCAAATGTAAAAGGTGGAATTGCTATTCCAGTTGCATCATTAAAACCAACTGCATCATGGGTAGGAGAGAATAAAGTTGCAGACAAGCAAAAATATCCTGTAAATGGCAAAGTTTCATTCTTATACCACAAATTACAATGTAGAATTGCTATTAGTCTTGAAGTTGATACAACTACATTAGAAATATTCGAAGATAGTTTAGTAGAAGCAATTAAAGAAGCAATGATAGTTGCATTAGAACAAGCTATTTTAAATGGAACAGGAGAAGGACAACCTCTAGGAATTACAAAGCATACAGATGTAAAAATTGTAGAATTAACAGAAGAGGAAATAAAAACATATAGAGGATGGATTAAAGCTAAAAAAGCAGTTCCTGCAAGTTACAAAAAGAGAATCTCATTCATTTTAAATGATGCAGATTTTACTAATTACATTGAAGGTATGGTAGACCAAAATGGACAACCAGTAGGAAGAGTAAACTATGGATTAAATGGAGAAGAAACAACAAAAGTTCTTGGAAAAGATGCAATCCTAGTTGAAGATGATTATTTACCATCTTTCGATTCTGCAGACACAGGAGCTGTATTTGGAATAATCTGTGATTTATCAGATTATATATTCAATTCAAATATGGAAATTGTAATTAAAAGATATTTTGATGAAGATACAGACCAATGGATTACAAAAGCTACTCTTATTGGCGATGGTAAAATGTCAAGCAAACAAAGTGTAGTATTACTAAAAAAAGCAGTTAAAGCTGCTTAATAATAGCAGCCGAAAGGCTGCTAAATATTTTATAAATGGAGGAAATTAAAATGATAAAATATAAATTTAAAGTTGAAGTACCTTTTTTAGATAAAACAAATAACTTAAAAGAGGTTAAAAAGGATGCTGTTTTAGAAGTAACAGAAGAAAGATTACAACAGTTAAATGCTGCAGAAGTAGGAAGAGTTATATCTGCAGTATATGTAGAAGATAAGGCAGATAAAACACCTGCAAAATCAACAAAACAAAAAAATAAAAAAGAGGAAACAGTTGAAACACCAGTAGAAGGAGAAGAAACTGCAAAAGAAGGAGAAACTACAGAAGAAGTAGTAGAACCAAAAGCAGATGAAACTGTAGAAACAGAACCAAAAGTAGAAGAATAAAAAGGAGGAAGCTACTAAAATGATGGATGTAGGAGAATTAAGGAAAAGAGTAGGATTGAGCAATCCAAACTTTGATGAAGAATTAAAGGAAGTAGAACTTGCTGCAATCGATGATTTAAAAATGTCTGGAATACATGAAAGCAATATAGTAGCTTCCGATTCTGTAGTTTGCCAAGCTATTACTGCTTATGTTAGAGCTAATTTTAGAAATAATAAACAAAGTGATAAATACCAAAAATCATATGAAAGATTAAGATATAAGATGAGTGTATCATCAAAATATAAAAATCCACCAAAAGAGGTATAAATATGAATGAGGAAATTATTTTAATAGGTAAAGAAAGAGTAGAAGGCAATGCTATAGGAGATATGATAAGAAAGCCAGTACAAAGAAATATTTTGGGAGAAGAAAAACAAGTTTATGCTAGTACATTTTTTCAAGCTGCTGCTGTAGGAATGAAAGCAGAAAAAATATTAGTAATATGGAAATTTGATTATAACGAAGAGAAATATCTAATATATAAAGGAATCAAATATGAAATATTAAAGATATATGAAACCGAAGAAGAAAAACTAGAACTTACTTGCACAAGCGATATAAAAAAGAAAGAGGTAAATGCTTATGGCAATTCCTAGTGCAATCAAAATAACTAAAAATGGAGTTGAATACATAAATCAAGTAGATAGGACAAAATACTATTTAAAAGAATTAGTCCATGCTGCAAATAAAGATGTAGGAAAATTAGTTACAAGAGAAGCAAAAAAGAGCATTGAAAAGAATACAGGAAGAGGTAGAAAAAATACACAGTATTGGGCAAGGAAAGATGGAAGTTTACAAGTTGGATATAAACCAGGAGGCTTTTATGTTGGATTCCAAGAGACAGGAACATCAAAGCAAGTAAAAAAGGAACATTTAAGAGGTGCTGTACTAAAAAATAAGAATGAAATAAGAAAGATACAAGGTACTTATATTAAAAGTATTGAGGATGAAAACAAAGCCAAAGGAATAATTGATGAAAGTGAGGAAATGGGTAGTGGATAAAGAGACAACTAGAATAAAGTTAAGAAAACACATAAAAGAACTTTTAGACAAAATTGTTCCAAATTGCTTTATGACAGCAGATGATACTATGGATTTTCCATATACTGTATTAGATGTAAAAGAAAGCGATAATGAAGTTTATATACCATTTTATTTGGAAGCGGAGACTTGGGATTCTGGCGATGATACAACTAGGATAGAAAATATATGTGATTTAGTAAAAGAAACACTAGATGAGTACCAGGCTTTTTTAGAGGATTTTGCAATAAAAATATATTTTAGTGGATGCAATACTATTTATGATGAGGACAAAACTATAAAAAGAAGAATACAAACTTTTGAAATACATATGTATGAATTTTTTTAATAAGGAGGGAAACAAATTGAAAACAAGACAAAGAAAAGTAGATGTTGAAAACATCCAAATTGACCATGGAATTGTTTTTAGAAATTATGGATTAGAAACACAAAAATTATTAGCACCTATTCGTGGAGGTTCTACATTCAAAGTAGAAAGAACAATAAGACAAATAGAGTTTGATGGACAAGGTGGTAAAACAAAAGGAACAGAGGTAATCGATGATGAAAATGCAACGATTTCTGCAAAAACTCTAAATTCAAGTTTAGAGACATTATCATTGGCATTACCAGGAGCATCATTAACAAAAGATTCAACAACAGGAGAAATTACTAAAATAGAAAGCTCAAATTTAGGTCTAATATCAGATGAAAACTACGATGATAATATAACAATGTTTTGTAAAACATTGAAGGGAGATTACCTAAAAATTACAATATATGATGCAATGGCAGACAATGGATTGGAATTTGCAGCAGTTCAAAAAGCAGAAGGAGAAATACAACTAGATTTTGCTGCACATCATTCTTATGAAAACGAGACAAAGAAGATATATTCAATCGAAAAAATACAAAATATTACATATGAAGAGAGTTTACAAACAGTTTAAGATATGAGCAACTACAAAAGTTGCTCTATTTTTTTATTTTAGGAGGTTTTTATTATGAAAATTAACATTGATATGATGTGTGTTATAAGCTCAATAATGGAAAAAATGGAAATAGATGCAGGACTAATGCAAAAGTTCTTTAGAATGGGTGATGAAGCAAAGGGAAAGAGTAAAAGCGAAGTAGAAAGGTTACAAAAACAAATTGGTGCGGAGCTACTTTTGACATTAGGAAAGAAATTGCATCTAGTAAAGGATGAATTGATACAATTTATTGCTTTATATAAAGAAATACCAGAAGAAGAGGCAAAACAAATTGATGTTATTGAGTTTTTAAAGGAAATTGCAAAAGATAAGGGACTAAAAAGTTTTTTACAACAAAAGGATATGCCAGAATCGAAGAAAAAATAATATTACTTGAAAAATATTATGGCATATCTAACATAAAAAACTTTCCAATAGAACGATTAAATAGTCTACTAGAAACTGCCTATGAGAAAGAATTATATGCAAGATGGTTAACTCTATATCCTTATATGGAAATAGGGTTTTTTGAGTTTGTTTCTTTTGAAGAATATAAAAGAAAGGCTTTTGGCAATTTTCATAGCAATTCATCAAAAGAAAATCAGATGTCTAATGATGAAATAGAAAAAGAAATGATGGGAGTAGTTAGGTATTATGAACAGAAGCAAAAGGCAGGTGGGAAAATAAATGGAAATATTTAAGTTATTTGGAAGTATCTTTGTTGATACAAATGAAGCAGATGAAAAAATAGAACAAACTGGAAAGAAAAGTGAAGGACTAGGAACAAAACTTGGAAATGTTGCTAAAACTGCAGGAAAATGGGCATTAGGATTAGGAGCAGCTGCTGTAACTGCAGCAACAGCTATTGGAGGAATGGCAATCAATACTGCTAAAGATGTTGACAAAGCTATGGATAGCTATATAGCAGCAACAGGAACAGCTACAGAAGCAACAGGACAATATGAGGAAGTTCTAAAAAATATCTATAAAAATAATTATGGAGAAGATTTCCAGGATATTGCAGATAGTATGGCACAAGTTAAGACACAACTAGGAGAGATTGAAGATACAGAACTGCAAAATGTAACAGAGGATGCTTTAGCTTTAAGAGATACATTTGGTTTTGAAGTAAACGAAAGTGTAAGAGCTGCGAAAATGCTTATGGACCAGTTTGGAATCTCATCAGAAGAAGCATACAATTTAATAGCACAAGGAGCACAGCAAGGATTAGATAAAAATGGAGATTTACTAGATTCTATCAACGAGTATTCAGTACATTTTAAACAAAATGGATTAAGTGCTACAGATATGTTCAATACATTCAAACAAGGAGCAGATAGTGGAGCTTTCTCAATAGATAAGGTCGGAGATGCTATAAAAGAAATGGGCATCAGAATGAAAGATGGTTCTGCGACAGATTCTCTAAAAGCAATGAAATTAAATGCAGATGATATTACACAAGCATTTGGAGAAGGTGGAGAAAAAGCTTCGTGGGCATTTGGAGAAGTTGTAGAGGGATTAAAGAATATTGAGGACCCAATAGAACAAAATGCAGCAGGTGTAGCAATTTTCGGAACTATGTGGGAGGACCTAGGAAAAGATGCAGTATTTGCTATGACAGAGTATGGAGACAAGTTCGATGAAACAGTAAATACAATGGACCAATTAAAAGAGGTAAAATATGATAATTTAACAGATTTATTTGAAGGATTAAAAAGAAATGTAGAAATGCTATTATTACCTCTTGGAAATGCACTTATGCCAATTCTAAAACAAGTAATTCAGATAATAAGTGATAATATGCCTATGATTCAAGGAATGATAGAGCAAATTTCTCCTATTATATCAGAAATGTTTTCACAATTATTGCCACCACTTATGGAATTAGTACAAGCTATTATGCCAGTATTTATGGATATAATGCAGCAACTAATACCATTTATTACACAAATTGTACAAGCTATCTTACCAGTTATAGTTCAATTAGTGCAGATGTTATTACCACCAATTATGCAACTAGTACAGGCTATACTGCCAATACTAATACAACTAATACAACCATTACTTGATTTATTGCAGCCAATAATAAATTTATTGCAACCAATAATAAATTTATTTATGACATTGTTAGAGCCATTACTTTCTTTAATAAATTTGATATTACCTCCTTTAATTCAGTTGTTTACAAATGTAATACAACTAATTTTACCACCATTACAAGCAGGATTAGAGCTTGTCGCTAATGTAATATCTGGTGTTTTCAAAGGAGCTTTTGAGCTAATTTCTAATATTGTTCAAAATACAATAAATGTTTTTAAAGGAATAATTGATTTTGTTAAAAATATTTTTGTTGGTGCATGGGAAGGTGCTTTCAATGCTGTAAAAAATGTATTTTCAAGTGTTTTCAATACAATACAGAATGTTATAAATACTATTAGGAATGTATTTTCTAATATTATCAATTTTGTAAAAAATGTTTTTACAGGAAATTGGAGTGCTGCTTGGCAGAATGTTAAAAATATTTTTAGTAATATTATTAGTGGTATCGCTAACATATTTAAAACTCCAATAAATTGGATTATAAGTGGTATCAACACCTTTATTAGAGGATTAAATAAAATCAAAATACCAGATTGGGTTCCAGGTATTGGAGGAATGGGATTCCATATCAATGAATTACCAAAATTAAAAGTTGGTATTGACTATGTACCAGAGGACAACTATCCTGCAGTATTGCATAAAGGAGAAAGAGTATTAACTAAAGAAGAAAATGCAGAATATATGAAAAATAGAGTTAAAAAGCAACAAGATTCACAAAATGATAGGATAGAAAATAACGATAATAGTTCTAACATAATAGTAAACATAACAAATTTCTACAATAATAGAAAGCAAGATATACAAGCATTGTCAGAAGAGATGGCTTTCTATGCAACGAGTAAAAGAAAAGCGAAAGGAGCAACAACATGATACCATATTTTATTTGGAATAATATAAGCTCTATAGATAAAAACATTATTGTGAACGAATTGCCTCCAATAACAATACCACAAAAAAGGATAGAAGAAAAAGAAATACCTGGAAGAAGCGGTAAGTTATATATAGATGAGGGTGCATATGATACATTTGTATATCAAATAAAATGTACACTAGGACCAAATGCAAATGTAAGAGAGATTTCAAGATGGTTAAGTGGTACGGGTAAATTAGTATTATCATTAGAGGAAGATAAATATTATGAAGGGATAATCAAAAATAGTATTGATTTTTCAAAGATTCTTCATGTTTTTTATGAGTTTCCAATAGAAATTGAGCTACAACCTTTTGCTTATTCTTTAAAAGAATATGAACACAATTTTAAAAAGCCATCAATTATATATATTACACAATCAACAGCAGATATATGTCCGTATATTAAATTAGAAGGAAGCGGAGCTGTAACACTTACAATCGGTAATAAATCACAAAGAATAAAGAAATTAGATGGATATATAGAACTAGATTCAAAAATAGAAGAGGCATACAAAGGCAATAAAAATGAAAACAGTAATGTCCTAGGAGAATTTTTAAAATTGAAACCAGGAGAAAATAAAATTGAGTGGATAGGCTCAATAAATAATTTAAAAATAAAATATAGGGAGACTTATCTATGATTATATTATATGATGCAAATTGCAAAGACTTTAACAACAATGGTATAGGAATATTAAAGGATTCAACTAAATGCGAAGTATCAGAGGCTCTAAATGGCGAGTTAGTATTAGATATGGAATATCCTATTACCTCAAAATATATTGAATTTATTGTAAATGAGAACATTATAAAATGTGATGCAGGACTAGAAGAGGACCAACTATTTAGAATAAAGCATGTAAAACCTAATCTTGATACTATAACAGTATATGGAGAACATATAACATATGATTTAGCAGATAATTTTTTAGAAGATGTTTTTCCACAAAATCTAAATGGAGCAGGATGTTTAGATTGGATATTATCACATACATTAGATACACACAATTTTAATAGTTTTTCAGATATTTCAACAGTTGCAAGTGCAAGATATGTTAGAAAGAATCCTATTGAAGCCATCATTGGAGATTTAGAAAATAGTTTTGTGAATTTATGGGGTGGAGAGCTAGAAAGAAACAATTATACTATCAAAATGCTAAATAGAAGGGGAAATGATAAAGGTTATAAGATAAAATATAGAAAAAATTTAATAGGATTAGATTTTACTATAGATAATTCTAATATAGTAACCAAAATTATGCCACAAGGATATAATGGATTATTTCTTCCAGAAAAGTACATAGATAGCCCACTTGTTAATAATTATCCACATAAAAAAGTAAAAGTAATAGAGTTTTCAGATGTAAAAGTAAAAGAAAAACCAGAAGATAAAGAAGGATATTCTACAAAAGAAGAGGCATATCAAGAATTAAGAAGATTATGCAACTTAAAGTATTCCGAAGAAAACATAGACAAACCTACAGTAAATTTAAAAGTGGACTTTGTTGATTTATCACAAACTACAGAATATCAAAATTATACTTTCTTGGAAGGTGTATCAATGGGAGATACTGTTACAGTAGAACTTGATTACACACAAGTAGAAGTAAGAGTAATAAAAACAACATATGATTCATTATTACATAGATACACAAAATTGGAGCTAGGAGAATTTAAAGCTAACTATATTACAGACTCTCAAAAAGACATAACAAATACTATTAGAAAAGAAGCAGATACTATTGAAACAAGTGTATTAGCACAAGCAAAACAAAATGCTACAGAGCAATTAACTGCAGCACTAGGAGGATATATATATAAAACACAAAATGAATTGTTTATTATGGACACAAATAATCCTAATACAGCTAAAAAAATTTGGAGATGGAATCTTAATGGATTAGGTTATTCAAAAAATGGAATAAATGGACCATATGAATTAGCAATGACACAAGATGGAAGAATTGTTGCAGATTTTATTACAACAGGACAAATGGATGTAGCAAGAATAAAAGGACTTAATACATTAGCAATAGTTGCTTCTCAAATACATTTAGAAGGATATACAACAATAAATGCAGGATTTGCTATAGATGAAAAAGGAAATATGATTTGCAATAATGCTACAATCAATGGTGGAAGTATAGTAGTAAAAAGCTATGATAGAAAAAATCCTAATTTAGTTATTTATGATAGAGAAGGAAAACATGCTGCAAGTTTAACAAACGATTGGCTTACACTAGAAGATGGAAAAAACTCTATAATGTTGAACTGTTTTAAAGTAGATAATAATAATTATGGATGTGGAGTAAGTTTAAGTCAAAATGGAACACAAAACAAAGCAGATTTATCTGTTTCCCACTATTCTAATGATTCTGCAGAAGATACATCATATATGAGTCTATCAGCAGGAGATTTGTCAGATACAACATATGGATATTGTAGTGTAAATGCACAAGCTTCTCCAAAAGGATTAACAATATTATCAGTATCAAGAACTAAAGGAGAAGGCTCAAACCAAAAAAATGATAGTGTAGACATATATCCAGATAGTATATATGTAAATGGTAAATCTGCAATAGTAAGTCATGCAGGTGTAATCTCTTTAGGATATACATACTATACAAATGGTACAGATTCAAACTGTGGATATTTAGAAATTGTTACAACAGATAAAGGAACAGTAGCAGCAAGTTGTTGGAAATCTGATGGAAGATTAAAAAAAGATATACAAGAAGCAAAAGTGGATGCATTAAGTGTTATAAATTCAATATTACATAGAACTTTTAAATGGAAAGACAACAATGGCACAGAAGAAATTGGATATATTGCACAAGAACTTGAAAATGTGAAAAGTAATTTTGTGTTTAAAGTACCACAAAGAGATGAGAATGGAAACATAATGGATGAAGTATATCAAATTGATGAAACAAAAATTATTCCATTCATAACTAAAGCAATTCAAGAATTATCAAGTGAACTAGAAGAACAAAAATCTATAAATAAATTCTTATTAAAAGAATTAGGATTAGAATATAAATACAAATTATCAAAAACAGGAGATAATATAGGAAATCTTATAGTAAATACAATAAAAGATAAAATAAAGCAATATGATGAAAAGATAAACTTCAAAGAATATATACAAGAAAATCGAGAAGTTGTAAGAAAGTTAATAAAACAAGATGATGATTCAACCACAACTATATTAGAGGAGGCAAAAAAATGAAGAGAATAGTTGAAATAGCTGTAGATTTGCAAAATAAAATATATAATACTATATTTTTAAAGCAAATGGATACAACTATAATAAAAGTAAAATTATTAAATGATAATACTATAGTAGATTTAACATCGCAAACTATAGATATTATATTTACAAAGCCAAATGATGTTATTATTCAACAAATAGCATCTGATGTTGATGTAACAAATGGAATAGCAACTATACCATTACTAGAAGAGTGTGTAACTCTACCAGGAAAAGCAAAAATGGAAATAGAGGTAAAAAATACAAATAGTGAAGTAACATCATCTTTTTATATTCCAGTACAAATAGAGCAAACAAGTAAAGCAGCAGTAGGACCAGAAAACACAGAAAATTATTTTCAAGAATTTGCAAAAGCTATAGATGATTTTACTTCCGAATCTTCACAAATGTTAGAAGATATTTCATCTGCAGAAGCAACTAGAGTAGCAAATGAAAAAACTAGAGTATCTGCAGAAAATACAAGAAAAACGAATGAAACTAATAGAAAAAATGAGGAAACAGCAAGGACAGAAGCGGAAGCAACCAGAGTAGCAAATGAAAATACGAGAAAAACAAATGAAACAAGTAGAGTATCTGCAGAAAATACAAGAAAAACGAATGAAACTAATAGAAAAAATGCAGAAACAGCAAGGGCAGAAGCAGAAAATGCAAGAGCTACTGCAGAGCAAAACAGAGTAACAGAATTTAATGCAATGATGCAAAATGTAAATGCACAACAAGTCCAACAAAATACTACAAATATTCAAAAAAATACTACAGATATTACAACATTAAAAGATATTAACCCTAATAATGCAGGTTCTCATAATGGAAAATACAGAGGAAAAGACATAACAAGTTTATTTTATAATGGAACATTAACAAAGCAAATATCTGCAGGAACATTTGATGATATTTTTATAGGAGACTATATAATAGGAAAGGTAAGTGGAAGAAAGTATTTAGTAGCAGATATAAATTATAGATTGCATTGTGGAGATACAGAGTGCAATAAAAATCATATGCTTTTAATTCCAGAAAGAACAATGGGTAATGCTCAAATGAACACAAGTAATATTACAACTGGAGGTTATTACGGAAGTGCAATGCATACTACAAATTTAGCATCTTTTAAGACAATAATTCAAAATGATTTTGGAACAGGTCATATATTGAGCCATAGAGAATTATTCACAAATGCGGTTACAGATGGCAAGGCAAGTGGATGGGCATGGTATGATTCTACTATAGACCTTATGAATGAATGTATGGTATATGGACACAATGCTTGGGGTTCACATCATGGATATGAGACAGGAATAGACAAGTCGCAATTATCATTATTCAGATTAAGACCAGACTTGATTCTTGCTAGGGATACAAATGGAAGCAGAATGTGGTATTGGTTAAGAGATGTGGTTTCTTTTTCGAACTTCGCTAATGTCAGCGGCAGTGGCAATGCCGGCAGCGGCGGTGCTTCGGGCTCTGCCGGTGTTCGCCCTGCTTTCCTAATCTACTAATCATGCATCTGACAGGGCTTTATGCCCTGTCTATAATATAGCGATTTTCTAGGATAGTTAAATTGAGATAAAAGAAGTGATATAATCTTTGCGAATAATAAGCAAAGGAGTAATAGTATTATTAGGTTATGTCAGATATTAAGAAGAGTGAGAGGAAAGAATCAAAACTAGAAGTAATACACAATGCATATATAATTAGGATGGCTGTAACAAAATTAGCAGAAAATAACTTTTTTATAAGTGATAGTAAAATACAAAATATTATTGCAGATAAAATTAAAATATTTCCAGAAGATGAGCAAAAAAGAATAAAAGAAAGAACTTATAATTATTTCAAACAACAAATAAATAGAACTACTAATAGAGTTATTGATGCTGCATGTGGTATTAGCCAACATTTAAGAAAAGCTAATACAATTTTCCCAACTTATATGTCAGAATTTGAAGAAAGAAGATTGGAGATGGACAGAGCCATGGCTTGTTGTAATGCATTACAAGATGAACTACAATATGCAGGTGAATGCTTATATGCAGATTTAAACAAATATACTCATCTAGTTTTAGAAATTCAAAAAGAATTTAATATGATAAAATCACTCCGACAAGCTGATAATAGGTTTTTAAAAAACATAAATAATAAATAGTGGGTAATCTTTATATGTGGTTTCTTCTTCGAACTTCGCTAATGTCAACAACAATGGCAATGCCAACAACAACGGTGCTTCGAACTCTAACGGTGTTCGCCCTGATTTCACAACCATGCATTTTTAATGGACAAAGTTTCCACAAGTATGGCAATGGGAAAGGAAAGGAAAGATTGTCCCTTCAATTTGTACAAAATTGATAAATACTAATCATTATGTATTTGGATAAGTCCAGTAATACTATAAAAGTGATTTCATGAATATTTTTTATGATGCAAATGCAATCTATGAAGCAGGAAAAAAAGCAATAAAAGGTGCTCCTTTTAAGTATCAATCTCAATTATATGAGACTAATTTATTATTGGAGACCGCACAGCTTCAAAAAGATTTAAAGGAATGGAAATATAAGCCTACTAAAGGGAAAAAATTTATTATAAATGAAAGAGGAAAAATAAGAAATATAACAACTAATGGCATGATTGATAAAACTATAAATCATCTTCTTTGTGATAATATTTTAAGCCCTGCTATTGCTCCTTATATTATATATGATAATGGAGCAAGTCAAAAAAATAAAGGAGTACATTTTCATAGAAAGAGATTAGAAGTACATCTTCATCAATATTATAGAAGATATAAAAGCAATGAGGGATATATACTACTAATTGATTTTAGTGGATATTATGCAAGTATTCCTCATAATTTATGTTTGAAAAATTTAGAATCCTTTTTAAATAAAATTAGTGAAGAAGAGAAAAAAATAACACTATGGATATTAAAAAATTTATTTGATATATTCAATATTGATAATAAAAACGGAAGAGGTGTAGACATAGGAAGTCAACCATCTCAAAACATAGGAATATCTTATCCATCAAAAATTGATAACTACATTAAAATAGTAAAAGGATGTAAATATTATGGAAGATATACTGATGACAGCTATGTTATTCATAATGATAAAGCATATTTGCAGCAATTACTAAAAGAAATTAAGATTATTGCAAAAAAATTAGGATTAGTAATAAATGATAAAAAGACAAGGATTGCAAAGTTATCACAGCAATTCAAAGTTTTACAGATAAATTATCAATTAACGGAAACAGGAAGAATAATTAGAAAAATAAGTCCAAAATCTATAACTAGAGAAAGAAGGAAACTAAAGGCATATAAAAGGTTATTAGACAAAAACAGGCTAAAATATGAAGATATTGAGAATATATTTAAAAGTTGGATGGCAGGAAATTATAAAAACATGTCCATGCAGCAAATATCAAATATGTCTCAACTGTATTATGATTTATTTGGGAGGAAAGTAAAATGGAAGAATCATGGAAAATTACATTATCTGATGGAACACAACTTAAAAACTTAAAATTAAATGGAAACAATTTTGTATCAAAAACAGAAGTTACGGAGAATATGTTTAGAGGAAAACTATCTAAAGTCATTTATGATGGCAAAGTAGATGGAGGAACAGTAAAAGAAGAGCATACACATATGGAATTAGTACAAATAACAAAGGTTCAAGATGAATATTACTTTATTTTAAGAGAACTATCAGAAGCGGAACTAAAAGAAATAAAAATGAAAAGTGATATAGAATATCTTGCAATGATGACAGATGTAGACTTGGAGGAGGTGTAAACAAATGGAAAAACACAGTAAAAACTTCGAAAAGGTAAAAACATATTACGATGATGGAATATGGAATAAAGCAAGAGTACATAATGCAGTTGATAAGTGGATAACAAGTGAAGAGTACAAAGAAATAATAGGAGAGGACTATCAAAAGTAGTCCTCTTGTTTTTATTCTAAATTTACATAGAAAGGACAAAAGATATGATAGAACCAATATGGAATTTTTTGGGCTTAATAGGTGTAGCTCTAATAGAATTGATAGGAATTGCAATTACAGCACATATGAATAATAAAACAAAAAAACAAAAGGAAATTGTAGAAGAAACACACAACGAAATTCAAAAAATGAGAAAAGAAAGCAAAGCAGATGATGAAAGAATAAACAAAAAAATAGACAATATGCATCTACAATTTAATAAAAAAATAGATGAAAATACTATGTCTATGGATAAAGCATGGCTCATTGATTTTATGAGTAGAGTACAAAATGGGGAAAAAATGAATATGGAACAAGTAAGAATAGCTGCAGAAAGAAAAGAAAGATACAACAACCTAGGGGGAGACTCTTATGTAGATGACATGTGGGATAGTTGCAAAGAAAACAGATTATTTTAAAAGGAAGGAGGCAAAAACAATGAGAAAAGCATGGGATGATGTTAAATCATTTGTAACAGTTGTTATGACAATAGGTTTGGTAGCATTATTATTTATACCTAATTTGAATCCACCTACAGAAATAATTGCATTATATTGTACTAGCTATGGTTCTATAATGACATATTTTTTTACAAAAAAAGATAATAGCGAAAATACAGAAAATACAGAAAAAAACGAATGACAAAGTATATTAACTTAAAATAAAAATGGCTTAAAATCGATTCTTAAAGGTCGATTTTTCTTTATTTTTCAATAAAAAAGGAGGAATTTTCTATGGAAGAGAAAATAACAGCAACAATACGAAATGAAAACGATGAGAGACAAGAAGTAGAAATTATATTAGATGATATAGAGTTAACACCAGAAATGGAAGCAGAACTATCTAATGGAAATGGAGGGGAAGAATAATGGGTACATTTTCAAAATTATGTGATATTATAGTGCCATCTAGTAAAGCTAATTACACAGCTAAAAGAAATAACTCAATAAATAAATTTACTCCACATCATGTTGCAGGGTGCTTAACAGCACAACAAATAGCAAATATATTTAAAAATCCAAACAGAAAGGCATCTGCTAATTATGGTATAGGAATAGATGGTAAAATAGTTGGTATGGTAGAAGAAGAGGCAAGAGCTTGGACTTCAAGTTCTCCATCTAATGACCACCAGGCAATAACAGTTGAGGTGTCAAATGACCAAGTAGGAGGAAATTGGCATATTTCAGACTTGTGTATAGAAAGGCTAATTGATTTAATGGTAGATGTTAGAAAGAGAACAGGAAGTCAATTATACATTTATGATGGAAGTTCTAGTGGAACAGTTACAAGACACAATATGTTTACAGCAACATCTTGCCCAGGTCCTTATCTACAAAGCAAATTGCCATATATAACAGAGCAAGTTAATAAAAGATTAAAAGAAGGAACTGCACCAGTTGAAGTGCCAACAGTACAAGCACCAGTAACAGGAAGAAAAGTAGGAGATAAAGTAACCATAAGTGGAATATATGTAGCTTCAAATTCTACAAATAGATTAAATCCTGCAAGAACAAGTGGAACGATAACAAAAATAATTGCAGGAGCAAAAAATCCATATTTACTAGACAATGGAAACCTAGGGTGGACAAATGATGGCTGTATTATAGATGCTGCAATTACAACTCCAACTACAAATACAACATCAACAACATATACAGTTCAAAGCGGAGATTGCTTATCGATAATAGGAAGTAAACTAGGTGTAAATTGGAAAGAAATTGCATCTGCAAATGGCATACATTCGCCATATACAATTTATAAAGGACAAAAGTTAACAATACCAAAAGCAACTGCAAATACTAAAACAAATTTAAAGTCAAATGAAGAAATTTGCAAAGAAGTATGGGCAGGAAAATGGGGAAATGGCGGAAATAGAATGTATAATTTGAAACAAGCAGGATATGATGCAGCCTTAATTCAATCAATGGTAAATAGGGGAATAGGAAAATAAGATAGTAGAGGAGAGTAACCTCCTCTACTTATAAATATTTTTTAAATCAATTTGTATAGAATGAAGTAAATTAAATGCCTCAATACAAGTAGTATTATTTAAATCAATATCTAATATCTTTTTTACAATTTCATTTGTTGTAACAAGATTTACATATTCATCATTATTTTGTATTTTTACATTGTCATCTACAATTTGAAATTCTATAGATTTATCCTTTAGTAATTGGGTATATTTATTTATTTTAGACACAGGAAAACCAACTTTATATAAACTATCACTTAATTGGGTTATTTTCAATCCTAGAGCCTTTGAGACTATATCTGCATCACAATTAAATATATTATAAAAGATTCCAACTTTAAATAAATATATTTTACTTTTATCTTTTGATTTTAGTTCATTATACTTTTTTAAGAGTTTGCTCATTATCCTTTGTCCTTTCTATAATTTCTCCAACTTCGCAATTAAAAATATCGCAAAGTTTATCTATTGTATCAAAACGGATAGAAGTGGTTTTGTTATCCATCATATTAGAAAGAGAACGATAACTACCTTCCATATGTTTTATGAACCAATATTTTGTTTTCTTTTGTTCGTTTAATAATTCTTTGATTCTTAAATATACCATTATGACACCTCCTAGCTATAATTTTACAGTAAAGCTAGAGTTATTTTAACTTGTTTTGCTTTAAGTTTGTTGCAATTAAGCTACTTTGAGGCAAGTTACAAAATAACAATCAAAATGTTAAAATATAGTAAAATAGTATGGAGGTATTACATGGAAAAAGAAAAACAAAACTGTGTAATCGTACTAAAAAAAGAAGAATTAAAAGAGATATTAAAACATAATAATAAAGGGAACAATATAATAAATAAAGAAAATCTAAAATAGAGTATATCACTTGATATATTCTATTTTTCATAATAAAATTGCATTAAAATCGCATTAAAATATATAGAAACATATCGGAAATATTAACTATATAAGTAATTTTTAAATGTTGTTTCCGACTACCCGCTCCAATTTATAGCAACTTACGAACTATAAAGGTCTGTAGGTTGTTTTTTCATTTTTAGAATAGATGAATTGAACTTTATAAAAAATACCAAAAATGTTCTCTTATCGAAGAAAGGAGGGCATTTTTTATGTTTGAGTTTGAAATAGTACAAGAATTAGATCTAAATGTAGAAATACTAGAAATTATTAAAAGTTATGATTACACAATTAAAAATGGCAAAATTAAGCACTTAAAGGCTACTAATTTACAATTTATTGAACCAACTGAATATTTAATTACATATCCTGCTACTCTTACTATTTACGAATATAAAGTGAATGAAATTGCTAATAAGCCATTTTATATTAAAGAACATAAACAAAAGTATAATCTCAAAGAAATAAAAAAAAATTCTCATAAAATTAAAGAATTAGTTGTCAAATTTCTGAAAAAATTAAAGAAATTTTAAAGTTTAGATTGCAAAATTGCATTTTAGTTAGGAAACATATGAGAGAATAAAAAAATTCAAAAATTTTTCCTAAACTAGGGGGCAAAAATACACTTTTCTGAACAAACATATGAGAGAATTAAAATTTTTTTAAGTTTTTTTACAAATTTACTATACAAAACCTTAAAAAATTCACAGAATAAGTAGGAGGTAATATTTTATGAGATGTGGAATTTATGTAAGAGTTAGTACAGATGACCAAAGAGATAATGGTTATTCTATTGATTCACAGTTACGAATGATAAAAGAATATTGTGAGAAGAACAATTACGATATTGTAGATGTATATAATGATGCAGGACATTCTGGCAAAGACTTAATGAGACCAGAAATGCAAAGATTGTTAAAGGATATTAAATCACATAAGATTGAGACAATAGTTGCTATTAAGGTAGATAGATTAACTAGAAATAACTATGATGAATTTTGGCTTTTAAACTATTGTGAAGAACATGATGTAAAAATAGAACTAATATTAGAGCCGTATGATGTATCTACTGCTAATGGTGAAATGATATTTGGCATGAATTTAGTATTTGGACAGAGAGAAAGAAAAGAAATTGGAGCGAGAACCAAAAGAGCTATGGAACAAATGGCATTGGAACATATTCACCCTAGTAAAGCACTTTATGGCTATACTAGAAATAGTGAAACTGGACATTTAGAAATAGAGCCTATTGAAGCACAAATTGTTAAAGAAATCTTTGAATTATGTAAGAAAGATAATTCAACTAGAAGTATTGCTACAACGATGAGAGATAACAATGCTTATCTAAAAACGGGAAAATGGACAAGCGATAGAGTTTATAAAATACTTACTAATTCTATTTATATTGGCATATTTGAATATGGTAAATATTGTAGAAAGCCTCAAGATGTTTTAAGAGTTGAAAATTATTGTGAGCCAATTATAGATACAGAAACTTGGAATTTGACAAGGAAAGTTTTAGAAAGAAACAAACACTCAAATTACGGAGAGCATATTCACTTATTTACTGGTATTGTGAGATGTCCTACTTGTGGTAAAATACTATCTTCTACAAATTCTTTTAAGTATAGTGGAACTCTAAAAGAAAAAGTTTACTATCATTTAACTTGCAAAAATCCTAATTGTAAATTAAAAGGAATACATTATAGTTCAGATAAAATAGAAGAAAAATTGGTCAGAGTTTTAAATGAATTAACAAGATATATGTATGATATGGATAGTGAAATTATAGTATGTAATTCTACAAAAACAAAAGATATTAAGGACATAGATAAAGCTATTGAAAAATTAAAAATGCAAGAGAAAAAATTAGTAGATTTGTATTTGAGTTCTACTTTGAATGTTGAAACAATTAACCATAAAAATGCTGTAATTAAGAAAGAAATAGAAAACTTAAACAAGAAAAAACAACAAATTGATCCAAACAATTACTTCAAAGAATACACAATAGAACTACTGAAAAAATTAGATTGTGATATTGAAGATAATGAAGTTATTTTTAAAAACAGGTTAGGTTTTGCATTTATTTTTGATAGTTTGAACAGAAAATCAAAGAAAGAATTGATTAAAAGATTAATTAATACAATCGAAATTGAAAGAGATAAAAACTACAATATTGAGATAACAAATATAAAATTTACAGAAGAATTTATCTCAAAAAGTAACAAATATTATATTGAATATTTATACGAAATACTACAAAACAATAATGTTGGATTTGTATATAAAGAAGCAATTACTGAACAAGAATTAGAGAAATTACAAGAAGATTATTTTGTATTTTCTAATACAAAAATTGCAAATAATGAGTATGATAATGCTACTTTAACAATATATAATGAGCTACTAAAACAAAATTTTTATACAGATGGAATAATAAATTGCCCATATATTGAGAACGAAAATATAGTAGATTACTTAACATTAGTACCAAAAATCCCAACAGAATTTTTATAAAATGTTTTTAAGATTTTATAAAAATTGAAGTAGAAAATAACACAAGAAAAAATAGAATATTTTAGAATTTAAAAATTCTTGTCCTAGCAAGCACTGCATTTGTACTCCCGCACAAATGCAAAAATGGGATTTACACCCCATACCCCAAAAAATCAATAAAAAATTTTAAATGAAAAGGAATGAAAAAATATGAATGATGAAAAAGTAAATTATGTAATAGATATGATAAAAGATATGGATTTAGAAAATAGATTAAGGCTTGCAATATGTATGTGTGATAAGTATAGCCATACCAATTTAAAATATGACAAAAAAGAAATGTATAAATATTTCGACAACTTATTAAAAGAAATAAATATTGAATGCAGAACTACTACTATTAATTTTGCAAATTATCCTTATATAATATTTGTGTCAAGTAAAATTATGGAAATGGATTCAACACAACAAAATAAAGTTGCACTATATCTTTTTAATAGTATAAATTTTAAAATTAAAAATTGTAAAAGTCTTGACATAAAGAACAAATGTTTTAGAATATATACAAATAAAAAAGGATGTGAAGCTATGGAAGAAAATAAATTAGCAATTCAAAATGAATTAACTAATGAAGATATAAAAAATTTAATATATACAATAAGAGGTAAGCAAGTAATGCTAGATAGTGATGTAGCAAGACTTTTTGAATATGCAACTAAAGACCTTAATAGAAATGTTAAAAATAATATAGAAAGATTTCCAGAATACTATTGTTTTCAATTAACTGATGAAGAATATAAATCTTTAAGGTGCAAAATTTTCACCTTAAATGAAAATGGAAGAGGACAACATAGAAAATATCTTCCATATGTATTTACCGAATATGGAATTACTATGCTTGCAGGATTATTAAAAAGCCAAGTTGCTGTTAATGTGAGCATAAAAATTGTTAATTCATTTATAGAAATGAGAAAGTTTTTGGCTTCAAACGGACAAGTCTTCGAAAGATTAACAAACATGGAATATAAATTATTAGAGCATGACAAGAAATTTGATATAGTATTTGACCAATTACAACATGAAGAAAATATAAAACAAAAAATATTCTTTCGAGGACAGATATATGATGCATATAGTATTATTATAGATATCATAAAAAAGGCAAATAACAAGATTTTAATTATGGACAATTATATTGATGACAGTGTTTTGAAAATGTTGGCTAAAAAGAAAAATAATGTAGAAGTAGTTATTCTAACATCGGATAAAAGTAATATTGAAAATTTAGATATTCAAAAATTCAATAAAGAATATCCTGTATTGAAAGTTGCTAAAACAAATAAATTTCATGATAGATTTATTGTTTTAGACAATAAAGAAATGTATCATTTAGGTGCTTCAATAAAAGATTTAGGCAAAAAATGCTTTGCAATCAATAAAATAGAAGATATAGAAATTATAAAAAAGCTTATTAATTTATAAAAATAAATTTGTGATTTTTCAAAAAGCATGCTATACTATATTTAGATTTACACAGATTGAGGAAGTTTATGAATAAAAAGAGTAATGAAAAATTTAATAATCTAATTGAATATATAGAAGAAAATCTTTGTAATGAAATTAGTTATAAAAGGCTTTCTCAAATACTTGGAGTTAACGAATATACAATGCATAGAATATTTCTATTTGTAACTAACTATACAGTTGCTGAGTATATAAGAAAAAGAAGATTAAGCATGTCTGTTTTAGATTTAATTGAAGGAAAAGAGAAAATAATTGATATAGCAATAAAATATAATTACGAGTCAGCACAAGCTTTTTCTAGAGCTTTCAAAACTATGATGGGATTTCTTCCGAGTGAAATAAATAGATATAAAAACAATATAAAATTCTTTTCAAAGTATGAATTGATAGATGAAAATTTAACAAATGAATTTAATTATCATATAGAAAAAGATATTGAATTTAATTTATATACTATTTCTATGAAAACAACAATTGAAGAGTGCCATAATAAAGCTCCACTATTTTGGAAAGATAATTATAACTTAATACAAGGGAAAAGTGAATATGGGGTGTTTGAATATGATAAAGAATGTAGCATAAATGAAGCAACATACTATATTGCATCGAAAGAATTTTTTACTAACTCAAAATTATTAAATATAAAAGCTAGTTCTTATTTAGTATTTGAGTGTGAATATATAAATTCTAGTTTTCTATATGAATTTGTAAAAAAGATATATAGGACAATTATACCAAGTTTTGGATATGAATTAAATGATTTGCCAGATATTGAAGAATATTTGCCTAATAACAAATTAAAACTATATATACCAATAAAATTATCAAAGTGATTTTTTTAGTATTAAAAAGGTCACTTTTTTCATTCAAAGTAAACTTATAATAAAAATGTAGGGGTTTAACCGATTATTAAATGTATAGGAGGATTATAGAGATGAATGAATATTTAACTCGTGAAATCTGGAAAATGCGGAAAAATATAAAAACTGACAATGGGACACCAGTAGTTTCTCTTGAAAAAGTTGAGAAAAAGACTTACCAACTGCTTTTTATGTCTTGTGGATGTGAAAATGCCTGTACTTTTTGCAATTATGGTTTTGACTATAATCTAACTTTAGAAATGGTTAAACCAGAACTTGAAAAAATCAGGTTAGAAGATGTTGACATTTACGAACTTGAACTTGAGGCAAATGGTTCTTTTCTTTCAGAAAGAGAAATACCATATGATTTATTCATTGAAGCATTACGTTTTGTATCGCATAGGAATATTCCTGTTATTACAATGGAAACTCATTACAACACTATCACAGAGAAAAAAATTCAAGATATTAGAGCTATTTTAGGGCAAGAACAAGAGGTACACTTTGAACTTGGATTTGAATCAGCAAGTGAAGATGTTAGAAGAATTTATAACAAAGACATCGACATTAAAAAATATCTTGAAGTAACAAAATTATGTGAAAAGTATGGCATAGGACTTCAGATTAATGTTCTCTTGGGTGCACCTTTCTTAACTCGTGAAGAGCAAATTCAAGATTGTATTGAAACGCTTAAGTTTATTTATCAAAATATGCCTATTGGTACACATGCAGTGTTATTTCCTATCAATATAAAGGAAAATACAATGTTAAAATATTGGCAAGATATAGGTGTATATGAACAAATTTCATCTTGGGAATTTGTGGAGCTTCTCCATAAAATACCAGAAGAGTATTTGGATAGGTTTACGATAGCTTGGTGGGGTAATCGTGAAAATGCATTTACAAAAGGCATTATTCAACATCCTACAACATGTGCAAAGTGTAGAGAGCGACTACTGAAATTCTATGTTCAATTCTATTGTGACTGGAATCCATTACGGAGAAAAGCTATGATTGAAGAAATATGGACAAGTCGTTGTGAGTGTGACAAAAGGCACTCGAAAAACGAGTGCCTTTTGTGTCTCTAAAAATCTTATTCAGCCGATTTGAGAGACTTGTCAGCATTATACAGAACAGTAGCAGTGTCTCCACCATTAACATAGTTATGAGTATACAAATACATTACCGATGTTTCAGGATCATATACCACATACTGATTAAAGCGTTTTGAAAAGCTTCCTACTGATATCTCTGACATAGAACTAATTTTAGTCGAAGAGTCATATGTTCTTAAAGAGCCATCAGCATTGTATAAAACAGTAGCAGTATCTCCACCACTAACATAGTCATGGGTATACAAATACATTACCGATGTTTCAGGATCATATACCACATACTGATTAAAGCGTTTTGAAAAGCTTCCTACCGATATCTCTGACATAGAACTAATTTTAGTCGAAGAGTCATATGTTCTTAAAGAGCCATCAGCGTTGTATAAAACAGTAGCAGTATCTCCACCATTAACATAGTTATGGGTATACAAATACATTACCGATGTTTCAGGATCATATACCACATACTGATTAAAGCATTTTGAAAAGCTTCCTACTGATATCTCTGACATAGAACTAATTTTAGTCGAAGAGTCATATGTTCTT